TAAATAACTGGGATCTGTAGGCTTATCTTGAGTAATTGTTATTGTTCCAGCAGACCATATCGGCATACATCTCATTACTCCTGACAAATCATTTATCAGTTCAAATGCTTCTTTAGGACTTTGAATATTTACATTGCAACTAAATCTAGCTTCCTGTCCTCCAGCACCATCATCTACAAGAGTATTAGCAAACTTACTAGCATTTACAAAGCTAAAAAGATCAAGAGAACTATCTGTTATATGATCTCCAAATCCGTATCTTGAGGTCGTGAGCAAGTCCAGTAACACCATTGCAGGGCACGAAGTCCATACAGCAGCACCCATTACTCCATTAAAAATATAGCCATCAGGATAAACAATACGACCAGTATTACTATCAACAGTAGGAGTACCAGAACTAGATGCACCTGCTCCTGGAATCCTTACTTTTATTCCTCTGATTCTAAATTTACGGGCAGGGATAGAACTAAACTGCATTGAATCTAATCTTATCGAGCTATATGCACTATTTAGATAAGTAGAAGCATCATCAATAATTTCTCCAATACTTGTCCACTGAAAGCTATCTCTTAAATTAGTATCTGTACTATCTGCTGTAACTCTGCTAACTCTTATATCAACAGGAAACGCACCAGTGATATTTACACGATAATCTTTTTGGTACGCATCTCCACTTCTACCTCTAATAGTGTCAGTAATAACATCTGTAAAACCACCAGAATTATATTGAACAGCAATCTTAAGTTGAACAGAAGAACCTAATAAGTCTCCGGCATCAGTAGCTTTTTGTAGTTGTGGAAATGTAATAGATACTTTTACAGCATCAACATTTGTATTTGTCACCTGACGAGTAACAGGAGTGCTTGCAGTTACAGTTGTTCCCACACCAGTTGTTGAAACACTGCTTTCAATTCCAGCTATTTTTGTTTGATCTCCAGTACCAAATCGGGGAGTAAATTTTACATCTTGAAAATTAAAATCAACAGTTTGAGGATCTGTAGAATCTGCTGAAGCCCTTAATACTGGTGTGTCATTAAGAAATACATCTTTTAATGCTGCATTGTTATATGCAGTTGTGCCTTTTGTTCTGCCTTCTTTTGATGCTGTTGCAAAACCCTCTATCTCTCCTTCTGAAACAAGATCAAGAAAAGTTGCAAACTGTCTACTATGAAGAGTATCAGGTTCTCTAGTTGGTTGCGGAGGCGATGGAGGTGGATCATTACCTTTCGCACCCCTAATAAGATGTTTCTTTTCGATCATGCTTGTACCTGTTCAGTATCAATACCACCACTTATTACAACACTACCAGTAAATATCTCTCCGTAAACTAGAGGAACAGGAGTTCCGGCTCGCCCCGTCTGCTGCGTTCCACCAAAACTAAATGACAATCTGGGATCTTCTTCTGATTCAAATTTAGGAGGTTTAGGCATTGGGAACAACATTTCACTAACACCTGACAATAATAAATAACCTCCAACATAAGCCATGCTCTTAGCTAAAAATCCTCCAGTAAGTCCAGTTTTTAAACTAAAACTTATTGGTCCACCTAAACTAGCTGGTACAAAAAATGCTAAACCAATTAATGCTGCTCCTAGTAATATTTTTCCAAGACCCCTACCAGCACCAGTAATAACAGGAATAAAATGTATATCTTCTTGTCCAATAGGATGAGATAACTCTGATTCATCTACTGCATAATTACCAACTTTTACCTGATAATGTTTTGGACTCATATATTTTTCTACACCTTCAAAATTATTTATCAGAAAACTAACAGCATGAGCTAAAGTATCTGCTTTTACTTCAAATTCTTTATGTCCTACAAACTTTGCAAGTTCTCCATATAATTTTATTTTACGAAGCATAACGATACCTCTTTCCTGTAC